ACTGTTCGTAACGTGCTGGGAAGCGTTCGCAATATCAGAACAGAAAACGACAAGCTAGTCGGCGATGCGACATTCGCACGCGATACCGATTCGCAAGTGGCTTACGAAAAGCTACTAGACGGACACCTAACAGACTTTTCGATAACCGCAACGCCAACGGCACAGCGGGCAATTCGTCGCGGTGAATCAGTGGTTCACGGCACTCAGGAAATAACAGGGCCAGCGGTGATCGTCACCGAATGGACACCCACAGACGCATCGCTAGTGGCAGCCGGTGCAGATGAAACTTCAACCGTACGCGAGCTGCTGCGTAGTTACTCGAACTCTCATAAGGAGACTAAACGCATGTTGTCCGAAGGAATCAAAGCCGCACTCGTAGCCAAGGGAATGCCCGAACAGATCGACGATGCGGAACAAGCACTAGCCTGGGCTGCTGGGCTTATGTCGGCACTAACGCCAAGCGTTGCTGTCGAGGAGCCGATTCAGTCGGCAGAAGAAACGCCAGTCGTCGCAGAAGAATCGGACGCCGAAGAACCAGAGGCAGAAGAAATCGAAAACATGGAAGGCGAAAAGGACATGAAAGAAGAAATCGAAAAGGCTGTCAAGCGTTCGGCAAAAGCTGAACTACAGCGACAAAAGGAAATCCGAGCAATTGTCGAGTCAGTGAAGATAGGACGTGCGTTCGCTGACGAGCTTTGCGACTCCGGTGTTACTTTGGACATCGCACGTCAGAAGGTTTTGGAAAGAATGACTACGACGCAACCACTGGGAAGCGGACCATCAGTGGTCCGCGAAGGCCGCGAAGAATTGCGCAAGGCAATGCGAGCGGGTTTGATTAGTCGCGCATTGCAGGGCAGCGGAGCCCGCAACGTGCAGATTGCCGACGCCGACAAAGTTGCTGGCTATCAGGACTTTGAGCGTATGTCGATGCTGCGAATGGTCGAGCGATCATTGCAGGCAGCGGGACTGGACACAAGCCGCATGGTTCCCAAAGACATGACGATGCTTGCCTTTGGTCATCGACCGACTATCGAGCGACTGCAAAACGCAAACATCATCCGCGATGCCTATCACACAACTGGTAGCTTTGCAAACCTGCTTTTGGACGCTGCCAACAAGACGCTTTTAGCCGGATACGAAGAAGCTCCATACACTTGGAATCTTTGGGCTCGGCAAGCGGCTAGTGTTGCCGACTTCAAGAACATCAACCGCATTCGGTTTGGCGAATCGCCTAACTTGGAAATGGTTCCCGAAAACACCGACTACAAAGAAGGTGCAATGACCGACAGTAAGGAAACTTACAAAGTCGAGAAGTTTGGTCGGCTGTTCACGATCACTTGGGAAACAGTCGTGAATGACGACCTGGACGCGATCAGCCGCATCCCTCAGATGCACGGCAACGCCGCTCGACGTACACAGAATCAAAAAGTGTACGAAGTGCTAACCAGCAACCCGACTATGGGTGATGGTGTGGCGTTGTTCGGTTCTCACGCATCTGGAAGTAACACCAGCGGCGGCGCGGGTGCTCCAGCAGTCGGCACGCTTAACACAGGGTTTACCGCAATGCGTCGGCAGACCGGCTTAAACAGTTCAACGATTCTGAACATCGCACCGCGATACCTGATTGTGCCAGTGTCTTACGAGGCCACTGCATTGGAGCTAGTCAACTCGACCAGCTACAACGCAGCCAACAACAACGAAGGCGTCCGCAATATCTACGGCCCTGGCGGACCTCGTAGCCTGACTGTGATCGGCGAACCACAACTTGATGCTTCCAGCACCACAGTTTGGTATCTAGCCGCTGACCCAGGACAGATCGATACCGTGGAACTCACCTTCTTGCAAGGTGAAGAATCGCCGGTCATCGAAAGCGAATGGGACTTTGACAAGGACGTTTACAAAAACAAGGTTCGACAGACGTTCGGAGTCAAGGCAATCGATTGGCGTGGGTTGTTCCGCAACTCTGCCTAGTTGAATCCTCCGTGATGACAGCGGGTGGGGGCTTGCTCTCACCCTCACCCGCTGGCGACCGACCGAGAGTAACCAAGCTACAAATCAACCTTCAAATAGTGAGACAAAAATAAAATGTCAGGCATTCAAGACTTCCAAGTATTTTACGACGACTTCAATGGAACGGTAGCAACGCTTCCAACTTCAGCCGATCCGGCTACTCCGTGGCTGGTAGACGACACCTCAGTGACTGGTACTCCGACCTACACCAAGGGTACGAGTGTTTGCACCATGACGCTAAACAACGACAGTGCCATCGTCAACATTTGCAACCACTTTGGCGACGCGTTGGATTTCGACATCGACGACATCCAGACCGTTGAGATGCGAGTGCGGATCGGTGCCGCAACCTTTACCAGCGGTTCTATCCTTGTGTTCGGAGTCGGCTCAGCCCGCGACGATACGCCTGACAGTGTTGCTGCTCACGCATGGTTTCGGATGGAAGGTGCCAGAAGCACAACCATCTTAGATGTAGAAACTGACGATGGTGTGCGAGATGTGAGCGATGTTTCAACCGGCGTAGCTCTTGGAACCACGTTTAAGCGTTTTGTGATCGACTTCACTGGCGGCAAGTCCAACGTCAAGTTTTACATTGACGGACAGCGGGTCGCTCCTTCGCAGACGTTCGACATGTCAGGCTATAGCTCTGGACTACAGCCAATCATCCAGTTGCAAAAGACGGCCAACGGTAACGTTGATTCAGTAATCGTTGATTACGTCAAGGTAACTACACGCCGAGCTTAACCATGTCGCTTCGTGACGCTATAGCAGACGACGCCGCTGCTGTCTTTTTAGACACAGCGGCTTTTGCCGAAGAGGTAACGTATTGTCCACGACTGTTTCAGCAGGGCGATACGCGGCCAGATCGGACGATCAATGCTGTAGTGATGCGAGAAACAATGGCAACCGTGGCAGAGGATGGCGGGGCTACGGTTCTGCCGGTCTTTGAAGTTCACGTTGCTAACAGTGCCACGTTAGGTATTAGCTCGACGGAATTAGATACGGGTGGCGACCAGATCGAGTTTGCTGCGCGTGACGGAATGGACGCTACCAAGCGGTCAATTGTTAGGCTTGTCACTCAAGACCACGGAATGTTGGTGCTGGAATGCCGCTAGATGTGCCGGTCGACGAAGCGATAACTGACGACGTTGTGACGCTGTTGGAAGATGAATTGACGGACCTTGAGATAATTCGGCAAACCAATCAGGTTGACGAGTGGACGCCAAAAAACGATCAGGTGGTAATTGTTCGTCATGCGTTGGAGCGACTACCGGAAATCGATTGTCCGGGTAATCCGCCAGCAATTGGCTACGAGATGATTTTGCACTTGCGACTCCATGTCATGCAGAGTGAGCATGACACAGAGCCGCTAGACAAGTTGATGAGCATATTGGCTGCAGACGTTCAGGCAGCATTGACGCAGGATTCAGGCTGGTATCACTGGGACGGCAAAGCAATCGATTCAGAGTTTGGAAGTTTTGAGCGGATATCGACAGACACAGGCTTTGCCGCTGCACTGCTACCGCTTCGAGTGCGATATAGAGTTAGCGAAAACAACCCCTACGAATCAAGGCTGTGAGCAATGCTGAACGTGCATTTAGACAAGCAGTCAGTCGCGGCAACTCGCAAGATACTTGAAGACCTTGGCGAAAGCTTTGACAAGGCTATCAACGTCGCGATCTCTAAGACCGTGAAGAAAGTAAAGACGCAAGCCAGCCGCAGACTAAGGCAGGTTATTGCAGCACCGACAAAGGTACTCAAGCGAGCAGTCACACGCGGCAAAGTTAGCAAGCGATCCAATGTTGTTTCGGTCACAGTTTACTTGCAAGCTGGCCATCCAATACCACTGAAATACTTCAAGCCGACATCACCGAAAAAAGGCAAGTTGGGCGTCATCGTCCAAGAGTTTGTCGGAACACGCCGACGCATTCCAGATGGATTTATGAACGACAAATGGGGCAAAAGCGTTTACAGGCGAGCCGGCAAAGAACGGAGACCACTTGACCTACAGCATGGCGTTAAGCCTGGCGACGTTATGCAAAGTCACGGAATAGACAGAGTTGCAGTCTCAGTCGCTAACGAAGAACTCCCAAAACAACTCAAAGAGCGAATCCGCTTTCTGACACTTAAGGCACAAGACAGATTAAGGAACCAAAAAAGTGCTACGTAAAAAACGACTGATTGCCATTAAGCATGAAACAACTCCAGGCACGGCCATTGCATTAGCTAACGGTGATGCAGCTTTCAATGCCTACGACATAACGATTACCCCAAATATCAACGTTGAAGAACACGTAAAGCCAGGCGGGTTTGACCGCAATGGCGGCAACCCAGGTGCTCGACAGGGTACATGCACGTTTAAGACGATGCTGGCGGCCACTGATTCAGCGGTGCCGACATGGGCAAGCGTTTGCCTGCCTGCGTGCGGTTGGAAGAATACGACTGGACTATTCGAGCCGGTAGCAGAAGCACCAGGGACTAACGCCAAGACGGTGACAATCGGCGTCTATTCAGATGGCAAGCTGTTTTCCATCTATGGTGCAATGGGAACTTTTCGGATCGTCTGTCCGAATGGGAGGCCATGTTACATCGAGTGGACATTTACAGGCAAATGGGCAGCGGTCACAGACACGGCATTGCTTACTCCGACCTATCCGACTGATACCGTCCTTCGGTACGCAACGGCGACTACCACATTTAACTCTGTGGCATTGTGCGTTGAGTCTTTAACTCTCGACGCAGGTAACACCGTCGTTATGCGCGAGTGTGCGACAGACGCTACAGGCTTTCACACGGCACTTGTCACCGATCGCTACAGCAAGCTAACAGCTAACCCTGAATCGGCACTTGTGGCGTCACGTAATCCGCACGGTCAGCTAGTCGCAGGAACCGAAGCAGCGTTCTCGCTGAGCATGGCGTATGGCACCGATAGCCTAGTGTTTGCGGCTACCAAAGCACAAGTGCTAAGCGTGGGTGATGGCAACCGAAACGGAATCATGGTTGACGACTTGGAGTTTGGTTTGAATACTTCGTTCTCGCTGGAGTTCGGTGCCTAATGCCTTTGTTCCTTGAACCAAATCAAGAATTTCCAGTCGTGCTGGACTGCGACAAAGACAAGCCAGCCGATTCTAGGCCGACGTTCCTGTGCAAGTCGCAATCGGGACGCGGCATGATTCGGATTGCCGAGTTCCTGGACGCGGAACGCACGGAAGGAATCGCCGACACGCTTGGCAAGTTCGCCGAGGAAATACTCGAGCATTGCGTCGGCTGGAAGCACATACCATACGAGTTCAATGCTGAGTCGATTGTCCAAGTGCTGAGTTATTTCGAGATGCGGGAACTGCTACGAAAAATCATGCTGAATCAGCACGTTACGCCGGAAGAAAAAAAAAGCTAAGAGTCGTCGCAGCAATTCGCACAGGCAAAATATGTGCGGGTTGCTCGTCGGTTAAATGCGTTGATGAGGGGACAGAAGAACAACCGCTGGAAATGGAATGCCCGCTTTGCAATGGTGAGGGTTGCACGGAGTGCGAGCATGGAATAGTTACGATCACCGGCTGCCCGCAGCAGTATTGCCGAAGCGTGGTAAAGGTGGCTCAGCTATCGACCTACAGCGAAAAAGGATTGTTGCCAATTGCCGGTGGTGTGCTCGACCAGTCAGCCTGGGTGATGGAAGCCATTAGTGTTTTGCAGCATGACGAAATGGAGTTTAGAACGCGATGAGCGACGGTGCAATTAAGATCGAGTTGA